CCACTGCGCACTCGTTCTTGACATACACCATCACTGGTGCCGTGAAGGTGAATACATTCAGCCCACCGACGATAGATTTGCTCGCGTAGTAGATAGTTGGCGTGGTGTGCGTCCTGTTATTCATTACAGTGTAAGTAGGGAAGACCTAATAGGAAATTATCCTACTAACATGCGTCCTAATATGGATTCGTTACTAGAAGCAGGTTACAAGAAAGCTAAACTGCGAGCGCATAGCGATTACATGTGGAACAATGCAGTTAACGACTGGGCACTAGAATTTTTACCTTACGCAGATATTATGGTAGAGTCTAAATGTAAGAATCTAGCAAGTATCGAGCTGTATAAATACTACAAAGGAGCAGATGCTGATGTCATATCTTACAAAGATGTACGGCAGAAAGTCGCCGGACCAGACCCAATCATCATCTAATAAAAATCCTAACAGAGTTTTAGGTGGGTTGCGTGGCCAAGGTGTTGACACTATGACCGTATTAGGTGAAGACGGGGCAGAACATACTATTCCGAGTCAAAAATATGTACAAGGTTTAGAAGAAAAAATTCGTAATCAAGATGCTCGTATTAGCACTCTTGAAAAGAAACTAAGGAGGGTTACGGATGCTTAAAAAATGGATAAATTCTAGAATGAAAGAACGTACATCATGGGACGGTGCATTATTAGTTGCATTAGGACTTATGGTGTTGTTTTTGGCGCCGCTTGCAAAAATAGCAGCCGGCATTGCTATCGTTTACGGTGGCTGGACTATTTGGAAGTCCGAATAACTACAATTTACTAATAGGAAGATCAGAACTAGCAGACATGTTCCACACTTGTTTGCGTTCTACTCCCTTTTTTTGTGCAAATACCTTTGCATCACAATTTTCACATACATGAAAGTAGTTATTAGTTAACCTTTTAGGATCCATTTTGCCTCTTTCACGCTGAAATTCGCTATCACAATTGTCACATCTTAGTATAACATACGTTTTAGAACGTTTGTATGCATGTTCTTGGCCGTTTTTTGATAAACGTGTATGCCGGGTCTCTACTTTATATTCTTTTATAAACATAATTATATTTACATTAAGATTATAAAATCATACGATAAATAACTGTAATAAGGAGTTCATATGTCATTTTGTACACTAACTGACGCAGCAAAAGCCCAAATTAATACAATTTGTAAAGAAAATGAGTGTTTTGCAGTCACACTAAACATCAAAGGTGGTGGCTGTGCAGGGTTCGAATACGACTGGGGTACTGTTAAACATCAACTAGAACTAGAAGAAGATGATGAAATATTTGAAGCAGGTGAAGGTAAGTTAGCAATAGGGTCACATAGCATTATGTTTTTAGTTGGAACTGTAATAGACTACAAAAAAGACATAATGGGTTCTATGTTTGACATACAAAACCCAAATGCGCAAAGTAGTTGCGGGTGTGGTGTAAGTATAAATTTTGATATGGACGCATTTCCACCAGAATATATGGATTAATCGGAGCAAGTAAATGGCAAAACAAAATGTAGACATAGGTGTTGAAGGTAATGACAATACCGGTGATAGTATTCGAGAGTCGTTTCGTAAAGTAAACGAAAACTTTACAGAACTCTATGCTGTCTTTGGTATTGGCGGGCAGATTTCACTTACTGATTTAAGTGATACACCTTCAACTTATGAAGGCAATGAAAACAAAGTACCACTTGTAAAAAGTGATGCAACTGGTATAAGTTTCTTAGAGCTTGCTAGTGATAGTGATCTAAATGCTGCCGACCTAGATAGTATAGAATTTGATTTTAGCCAAGAAGGCAAACTTGTAGTAAAAATTGGTGCTATTGATATTTCAACTGACCCGACTCCGACACTAGGTGGTCCGTTTAATGCAGGTTCGCAGCCAATTGCAAACATATCGCCAGTTGGTGACAACTCAGCTCAACTATATAATGCTGTTTATGGTACAAATATTACACAAGATGATCTTGTAATTGATAAAAAATTCGCAGATGCTAACTACCAAGTTAGACAGAGTAGAGGTAGCGGATTACGTGTAGGAGACGAGCCGCTTGATGATAGCCTATATATTATTACTATAGATAGTTTTACACTAGGTAACTGTAACTCCCCAGGACACGGACTTGATCAGCAGTCTACCGGTGCTACATTTAGATTTAATACAACTATTCCAAACGATCCACCTACAAATATTGTAGACGGACAAGTTACATACTTAAGAGTTATTGATCCGGATACTTTCAGTTTACATACAACAGAAGACGGTGCTGTATTCAATAGCGATAAAATTATTTTAGATGGTGGTAGTGGTGTTCATACTGTTACTGATACAGCATATGATCCTACATTAGAAGGGTTCTTCCTTTCTAGTGTCGCTATGCCACGTAAGAGCATTGTAAGACGTCAAGGCGACACAATGACTGGTGCGCTAACACTACACGATCATCCTGGAGAATTTGCAGGTACAGGAACACCTAACGGAGAAGATGACTTACAAGCAGCTACAAAATTATACGTTGATAGATCAGGTTCTTCTCAAGTAAGTTTGTTTGTTAGTACTTACGGTAGCGACAAACAAACCGGGGTGCCGATAGGACTGGAAGGCAGTAGTGCAAAATTAGCATTTAGGACTATTAACAAAGCAGCACAAAAAGCAGAAGAAATTATGGCTGCTGGTAAGATTGAACCAGGACCTTACAGACAAATAATGACCTATGGTAATAACAGATCAAGGGCAACTGTTTCTGTGGCTACTTCTGTAGCATTTGCAAGCGGCAGAGGAAATGCAAGTGAACTACTTGTACAAAACAAAGAGTTTATACAAAAAGAAGTTATTGCTTACCTTGCAGATACTTACCCAGACTTTTCGTACGATGAAGCAACATGTGCAAGAGATGTAGGTTACATTATTGATGCAGTTAGACTAGATATTTTACGTGGTAATACTGCAAACTATTTGTCTCGCTGGTCAGGTATTAGATATTATGCAAACCCGAGTGCAAGAAAAGCAATAGGTGAACAACTTACAGAAACACTAGATGGTATTGATCATGCAAGAAAACTTGCTCTAGACGTTGTTGCAAATAGAGTAATCGGTACTAATCCAGCAGCTCTAGCAGGACAGTTATACCAAGATAGAGTGCCGCAATATGTTGATGCACTACAGGTAGCAGATGGACAAGCGGCTACTGCTATACAACAGAAATTTGATATTATTACTGAAACAATACAGGTTGGACCTTTGAGTGCAAGAGCTGTTTCAGATGGCTCTACAAGATACAGAATCAATGTTAGCAACGGCAACTTTGGATATCTTGACCAAGGTAACCCTGATAACCAAGATATTAGAGCAGGTAAAGTAATTAGAGGTCGTAAGTCAGGAGCAACTGCAAGAATTATCCAATATAATTACGAAGCAGATCCTGCCACAAGCGTAACTGTGGTAGAAACAGACGAGTTCGAAGTTGAACTTCTAGAACCAATTGAGTTTGAGGTCGGTGAAGAGCTCGAATACGGTAACTTTGTTAAAGAACGTCAAGTTACAATCAATGTTGAGTCAGGTATATACGAAGAAGATTATCCAATCAGGATGGCACAAAACGTGTCTATCAGAGGTGACGAATTTAGACGTACTATCATACGTCCAAAAGATCGTGTATCACAATCAAGATACAACCAATTGTATTTCTACAGAGACAAACAGTTTGACGGAATTACAACAGTTAACGGCGAAATAACAGAAATAAGCACAGTTAACGGTGGAAGAAATACAACAAGATCAGGCGTTCCAGGACTTCCTATTACATATACTGGTGTTGAACCTTTCCAAACAAGTGGTACAGGCACAGGCGCAAGTGTTGACGTTACAGTTAATACTGACGGTTCTGTGACCGTTGCAATAAACGCTCCGGGTGATGAATATCTTGCAGGAGACACATTTGATATTAATGATAGCGAAATTGGTAACAGTGGAGCACCTAACTTAACAATACAAGTGGATGCAATTAACGCAGGTAAACCTTACTACAACAATATTACAAACGAGATTGATGGATATTTTGGTTACCATTATCTACGCAATCCTAACCAACTAAGAAATACAGGCCCAGGTTATCAAAATGCCGGAGGTTATGAAACAGCAGTTAAAATATTAGATGATAACAAAGAATTTATACAAGAACAAGTTATAGAATTCTTAGCTGACCAATATCCTACACTGTCTTACAATGTTAGTAAGTGTAGTAGAGATGTTGGCTTAATTGTTGATGCTCTTATACTAGATCTTACTAACGGTGGTAATGAAAATGCACTAGAAGCACAAGGCGAATATTATCTTGGAGCACTACCAGTAGACGGTAGTCAAACTGTTGAAACAGAAGCAGGCATTAGACATATCAACACAGTAGCTGGCGCACTACTTTCAGGTAGTAACCCTAACATTATTTATGGAACAGGTTTAGATTATCCTACAGGTGATTTATTCCACGGAGTAGCAGAAGTAGGTTCTGCTACAGCAGTTGAAAACCTAATAGATACTGTTGCATTTGCTTTTGATCCAGCTTACAATCCGCCAAAACGTAACGACGAAATGGATGTGTTCCTAATGAGCGATGCGTGTATGCTTCGTAACATTACAGTTCAAGGACACGGCGGATTTATGATGTGTCTAGATCCAGAAGGACAGATACTTACAAAGTCTGCATATATCCAAACTGGTTCAAGTTTTGCTAAAAGTCTTAATAAACCTGCATTTAGAGGTGGCTTGCTTGCTGATGCGTTTGTTGGTAATACAGCAGTTAAAATTATTGCTAAAGGTTTCCCCGGCGGAGCAGCAGACAACTTTGTATTGCAAGTTAAATCAGACGGTGATGCAGAAGTTGATCCACAAGGACTGTTTATTAGAAAACCACAAACACCTTGTCCGTTCTATGTAGATGGCAGACGTTTCCAAGTTAACGCTATTACAGACTATGATCCTGATTTAGGTACTGCTACACTAATACTTGATAGGAGTTCAAATGACGGATTAGGATTTACAGGACTAACTAGCTCAAGCGATACTGGTAGAGACTTAGACAGTGTTAGTGACTTTGAATATAATGTTGCAAAATGTAAAAGAGATACAGAGTATGTATTAGATGCTGTATCTTATGACCTAGTATTAAACACAAACTATAACCAAGTTACAAACGGTCTTGCATACCAACGTGCAAATGCAAATGTTGTGCGCGATGATCAAGAACCGCAAACTGTTGCAGCATTTAGATACGCAGAAACACAGGTAGAATTGCTTCCTTCATATACCGGCACAGCCGAAACAAGAGGCGGAGCAGCGTTTGATGAAATTATTGATATCATCGAAAACGGTGTAGTATCTACAGACACCGCAGCAGATCCAATCCAATTTAATGTACCAGGCGTGTTGCCTACAACTAACGCAGATGATGCTGCCTCTCAACTACAAAATAACAGAAATTTCTTAGGTGCGGAAGTAACAGCATATATTGCAGATAGAGTAAATCAATTTACAAATGTGAGCCCTACTCCTAGCAGCATCTGGTATAATTTCACTTACGATGCAGTAAAATGTGAAAGAGATGTAAAATATATTGTTGACGCACTAACATACGATGTATTATACGGCGGTAATAGTGCAAGTATTGCAGCAGCAAGAAGTTACTTTGTAGGCGCAGTGAGCCAGCTTGGTGGACCTGAAGAAAGAGAACCAACAGTTGAAGCATACGAATTCCTAAAAACACATATTGCAAGTGTATTAGCAGACACTCCGGTTGCAGCAACATACGGTGCTGTTTCACAAGACTTTACTGCTGCCGCAGCAGGTTCATCAGAAATAACTGCAACTAACAACAACATAGATGAAATTATTACGGCTGTAAGAAACGCAAACTTAAACAGTTTGAGCATTGTACGCTATCCAAGTGTTGAATGGGCTGTACAGTCTTTAATCGATGCATTTGATGAAATACAACAAAATAAGTCAAGAATTGCACATTTAACAACAGAATCAATTGATGCAGTATTTCCAATTACACTGCAAACAGCTGGTAACAGATCTATTCTAGGTAACGACTTTACGCAGATTAACGACTTAGGATTTGGACTGGTTGCACTTAACGGTGCGCTATCAGAAATGGTATCAATGTTTACCTACTACTGTCGTGCAAGTTATTATGCTAAAAATGGTTCTGAAATTAGATCACTAACAGGTTCGTCTTGTTATGGTGACTTTGGTCTAGTTGCTGAAGGTTCAGATCCAAACGAGATTCCAGATGCTGTTAATCTACGAGATGACATGGCACAACCTGCCAAGATATTTACAGCCGACGTTATACTAGATTTTGATGCTCCGATTTCAGTCACAGCGGGCGAAACAATCACACAGACAGCATCTCCAAATGCAACTGGTGTTGTTACAATGAGTACTGTTGGTACAAGGGTTTATTTGACTGATGTAGAAAACAACTTTAATACCTCAGACAGCGTAAGTGGTAGTACAACTGGTGCGTTTCCTAACCCACCAAGTGATGTTAGATCAATTGGATTTACTAACAATGTAGAACAACTGAGTGCATATTTGTATGACATTCAAGTTCCGCCTAGCAACAGGGGTGAATTTGATTATTACCACGTAGCAAGAGACATTTATGCACGTTATGAAATATCTAATATCGAAGTAACGGCTGTTAATGTTGATGAATATGCTGTTGACGGCACAGGCATTCCTTACACGATAACAAGCACACTCGGCGGCGGAACTCCAACATTTACTGTTAGAAAAAATCAGACATCTTACTATTATGTAAACATAGAAACTGCTGGTGTAGATTTCGAGGTGGGCGATACAATTGTTGTTGCAGGTACAAATCTTGACGGTGTGTCACCTGGAAACGATCTAACAATTACAGTTGATGCTGTGAGCCTAGACGGCAATATTACAGAAATATCTGTTACAGGTGTACCTAGTATTACAGCAGAAACCCCGAAGTACAGCGGTCAAGTTTATAAAGTTAACTTTAGCACAAATGACGGGCAATTTAGCCAAGACGGTCTGCTAGATAATATTCTACACAACGAATTAATACAAGTTAGATATAACCAAACGTTTGTACTAAACGATATTAATAGACCAGATGTGCTATCAATTCGACCCTCAACTGCGATTGTATTTAGAGAAAACCCAGATTATGTTTATAGATCAATTTCTTTCGGAACAGCTGATGCCACAGGCGAAGCTCTATTGGTCGACGAAACACTAGCAGGGTTTGACAGCACATATGACTATATTAGACTTGTTGTAGATCGTGTAAACGGTCAATCTAATGCTAACACAGTTTACGATTTAGACGGAAACCCACTTACAAATACAGGTACAATGGGCGACACGGCAGGTGATACAGTAATTGCTGTTGTTAAGATTTACGAGCCTAATGAAATATTTAGATTGAACAACAATACTGCAACACCTGAAGTACACCGTCCGGCAACATTTACAGCTTCTGGTGCAGTGTTACCGATGGTAATGGCTTGGGGCGGTAAAAAACACAGAGTGTTTAACTATCGTGGTGTAAAATATAACGACGACACAGCAAGATACGAGGTTCAAGCAACGGCTTCAGAAACAGACGATTTTGGTATTGTTAGTATTAACGACAAGTCAGAAATTAACTATCCTGCAACAGGTACAGGACTAGCAAGTACAGTAATATTAGGCAACGAAAACGTTGTACTAAGGGCAGGTCTACAAGAAGGTGCACCAGCTACAATTACAATTAGAATTTCAACTTGTCGTGCAACTGGACATGATTTCTTAGACGTTGGTTCAGGTGGATTTAACACAAGTAACTATCCAAACGTTATCTTTGGACTGCCACAAACACCAGACCAAGCAAACGAAGTTAGAGAAATTGGTAAAGGGCGTGTGTTCTATGTTTCCACAGACCAAAACGGTATCTTTAGAGTTGGACGCTTCTTTAGCGTTGACCAAGGTACTGGTACAGTTTCGTTCAGTGCAAGTATTGCGCTTTCAGACGTTGACGGTCTAGGCTTTAAGCGTGGTGTTGTTGTTACTGAATTCTCAACAGACACAGCAATGACTGATAACGCATCAGACACAGTACCGACAGAAAGTGCGGTACGTGGATATGTTAACAGACGTTTAGGCTTTGATCATAACGGCCAGTCAGTTGGTAACTTAATTGGTCCAGGTGTGCTTTCTGCAAACGGTAGTGTTGCACTAGCAGCAGACTTAAACGCAGCAGGTAATTCTGTAACTAACTTAAGAGCACCGATTGCTGATTCAGATGCATCAACTAAAGCATATGTAGATGCAACTGTTGGAGAATTCAACTCTATGGATAAGATGCGTGATACTACATTTGAAGGTATCGCAGAGGCGCAACTTATGGCTGCAACAGGCTACAAGACTGTAATTATCGATGCAGACAACATAGGCGGTACAGGACAATTTGAAGTAGGTGATAACTTTGTAGGCGATGTAACTGCTGCAACTGGTACAATTAGAGATATTAAGATTACCACAAGTATTGAAGGCAACATTCAAGTTATTACATACGAGCCAACAAGTGTTACAGATTTGTCAGACGGTAAGCCTGCAGGTATTTCTCCTGCACCTGATACAATTGAAGTACCAGGCGGCGCTACGGGTCCAGTTATCGACGGACCGTTTGACGAATGGATGAATGCTGTTTATGCTGCTGGTGCTGATGTGGAAGTTACAGTAAATCGTACAACAACAGCTCCAATAACTGAACCTGCAAGTAGGCAGCTAGAATTAGATATCCAAATTAAACCAGATACAATTCTAAATGCTGATGTAAATGCAAATGCAGCAATAGCTCAAAGCAAACTGAATATGCAAGCTGCTGATACGTTTGATGAAAACAATGCAGCTTCGGGTTGGGCTGGAACAGATCCTAAAGTACAAGCGGATCTAGGTCTTGCTAAATTCAGTGATGAAAACTTTGAAACAACAAGCGGTTATGTACGCATCAAAGCCAACGGTATTGCACTAGGTGAACTTGCACAGCAAAGCACCGATACAGTTATAGGTAGAAGTGCAGCAGGTAACGGTGATGTAAGTGCAATATCATTTGCAACTGTAATTGCAGAAGGTGGCGGCTTAGCAGACGGCGACTTTACAACGTTAATACCGGGAGTAAATGATCCCGGCGAAGCACTAATTAAAACTGGTACAGGTACTTACGGCATTACAAACGTAACTAGAACAGGTGAAGTTGATAGTATTGTTAAAACAAACGGTAGTGGAAGTATCCAAGTTAATAGTGTTATACTTGGCGGTGACTCAACTTATGAAGTTATGTCACTTAATACTACAGAACTCCAAGTTAAAACACCTGCACAAGGTACGGTATTTACATCACAAGGTGGTGGACCAACTTCTCCTCCTACTGTTAACTTCCCAGGAAGCATTAACGTAGGAAGCACAGGTGTTGCACAAAGTATTCTACAAGGCTTATCAGGATTTAATAATGAACCAAATCTTGCTGTAGACTGGATCTATTCAAACTTTATTGAAAGTACTCAAGAAAAAGGTGCTGCAAGTACAGGTATTGCCTTAGGTGCTAACACAGGTAAAACAACAACTGGACAAATTGGTATGGTTGTTGCTGATGGTGCTACAACATCTAGTTTGGTACCGGCTATCTTTAGCAGTACTGGTATGCAGCCTGACTTTAACAACATCTATAACATTGGACTTTCGACTAAGAGGTATAATACAGTGTATGCAACAGTATTCAACGGAACAGCAACAGAAGCATATTATGCTGACCTTGCAGAAAACTATTTAGGTGATGCAGATTACGAGCCAGGTACAGTGCTTGTGTTTGGTGGAGAAGCAGAAGTTTCTGTTTGTGCAAGAAGAGATGACCATAAAGTAGCAGGTGTTGTTACAACTAATCCTGCACACTTAATGAACAGCGCACTAGAAGGTGATCACGTTGTAGGTGTTGCATTACAAGGTAGAGTACCTTGTAAAGTAGTAGGTAAAGTAGAAAAAGGTGACTTACTTGTAACAAGCGCAGTTCCAGGTTATGCTATTGTAAACAACAATCCAAAAGTTGGTACAGTAATTGGTAAGGCACTAGAAAACAAAACTAACACTGATAGAGGTGTTGTAGAAGTTGTGGTTGGTAAAGTTTAATGGGTAAAAAACACATAGAAAGACTTATTGACAAAGGAAAAGCCAAAGCTTCTAATGTTGACATAAGAGGTAACAACGCTGTTCAGGCTGTTGTTACTTCTGGTAAATTAAGAGTAGTGGTAACAAAGGATAATTCAAATGGCAAAGCAGTCAATTAATACCGGTAGCAGTCAAAACAAAGGCGATGGCGATCCGCTACGCACAGCATTTACAAAAATTAATAATAACTTCGACGAACTTTATACAGATGTTGAAAGTTTAAACTCAAGAGTAGAAAGTACAGGTAATACGCTTGAACGTGATATAATAGGTAATGTAATTGCACAAGATTCAACATTACTAGTTGATGCTGTTAATGCTAACATACCAAAAGCAAACGTAGAAGATAGTGCAAATTGGGATACTGCCCACGGCTGGGGAGATCATTCAGCAGCAGGATACTTAACTGCTTATACAGAAACAGATCCAATTGTCGGTGCTGTAAACGGTATTATAAAAGCAGACGGCGCAGGAAACATAACAGCAGCAGTAGCAGGTACAGATTACCTACAATCTGAAACGATCGATCTAGCAACCCTAAAGACAGAAGTAGCAGCAAGTGCAGACTTTGCTGACTTCCAAGCAAGGATAGCGGCGCTTTGATAAGTTACGATAAATATGTATAACAATAGGATTTAGAGAATGGCAAATAGATTTCCACTAGTAGTAGACACAACAGACGGTAATAAGATCAAAGAAATACCGGCTGGTGATAACTTAGATCTAAGACAAGTAAGTATAGTTGATGTTCAAGATATTAATGCTGTGGGAGCTATTAATGCAGCCAGTGTTAGTGTAAACGGGGAAGAACTTAAACCTTCCGGATTTTTAGACTTAACTGACACACCTGGAAGTTATGTTGGTAGTGAAAACTTAATTGTTAGAGTAAACGCCTCAGGTACAGGCATGGAATTTTTTGCACTAGGTGGAGGCGAAACTCCACTAGCAGTAAGCAACATGACTGTAAGCGGTAATATTACTCCGATTACTACACTTACAAGCAACATAGGTTCAGACGAAAAGAAATTTAACGAAGTACACGGAAACTATTTTAAAGGTAGTATCAAAGGGTACAACGGAAGTACAGTATTTGATGCTGTTACAAATCAAATACCCTACAGTGTAATTGTAGGTGGCCCAACACAGATTTCAGATCTCGAAAACGATGCAGGGTATGTAACACAAGCAGACTTAGCAGGCGGTTCGCTTACAGTTGAAATTAAAAACACAGGCGATTTACAAGGCAGTGTATTTGGTGAAGATAGTACACTACTTGTTGATCATATTAACGGACGAATTAATGCTGCAAGGCTAACACGTAACGGCGCTAACGACGGACAAACTATTGTTTGGAACGAAGTAACAGAATTATGGGAACCGGGCACTGCTGGTGATATTACAGGGTTTGCTTCAAACAAAACAGATACGCTAACCGTACAAAATGGATACAAAATTGTATTTGAAGCAGTACAAGGTTATATAGAAGGTAACGAAATTAATATTATTCCTAATCCTGGATATACAGTTGATTTAGGAAATGCAAGATTAGTTGACGGCTTGCAACCCGTCAACGACAGTGAAGGTTTCATAGGTACAGCATCTAAAAAGTTTAATGAAGGCCACTTTGTTACACTAACTGCTGATACACTTTTAGGTGCGTTCCAAGGTGACTTGGTTAACAATGAAACACGTTCAAACAATGTTGTAGCAGGTGATAAAACTGCTGCAAATGAAGGCTACGGATTTCATCTTGTAAACACAATAGGTGGTGTTACAAATGCAAGTTTAAATTTTAACAGCAATGATTTAATTTCTGCAAACTTAATAGGTGCAACAGGTGATTTAAGCGGTAACGTTTATGCAGATGATAGTACACTGCTTGTAGACGGACTAACAGGTAAAATCGCCGGCGATATACGTTTTCCAGTTACAGAAGGTTATATACAAGGTAAAAATATTAACATTGATCCTGATACAGGATATTTTGTTAAACTAGGTGATACTGAAGTTGTTGGTACAATTACACCTGAAACAGACGGTAGTGCTGCTATTGGTTCTGTAACTAAAAAGTTTGGTACAGGTTACTTTACTTCACTTAATGTTGCAAACGCAGAATTTACAAATTTAACTGCTACAAGTTTAACAGCAACTAGTTTCACAGTAGAAGGTGAAGGTGTAGGTACATTTAGCAGTGGCGGAGATTTAGTTTTAGAAACAGGTAACCGTGTTAGAATTGAAGGCGGACTATTTAAGTTGCCGCAAATATCAACTGACACAAGAGACGGCTTTCCAGTAGTAAACGGTGATGTAATTTATAACACAGATACTAACAGAACACAATTTAGACAAAACAGCGAATGGGTAGAACTTAACGCAGGTACATTTACTGGTAATGTTAACGGTGATGTTACTGGTAATATAGACAATACAAATTTAACAGTAGGTGCTACAGCTACAAATGTTACAGTTGGTCATGCAGCAGCAACGAACCAAGTAGACGGTGACACAACATTTGGTCATAACGTAATTGTTACTGGTAACTTTACAGTTAACGGAACTACAACTTCAGTCGACTCTGTAAACTTGGAAGTTGAAGACAATACAATACTATTAAACAAAAATGAAACAGGTGCTGGCGTAACAGCAGGTTCAGCAGGTATTGAAATTGAAAGAGGAACCGAAACTAATAGTTCTATACTATGGAGCGAAGGTGACGATAGATGGTATATTAACGGTGGCACTTTAAATGCTGCACTAGGCATTATCTCTAGTAGTATTACAGCAACAAGTGTTGAAGCAGATTTCAAAGGTAGTGTATTTGCAGATGATTCATCAATACTAGTTGATGCTGTGAACGGAGGAATACGAGGCCCAATTACAAGTGACAGTTGGGTCATTGGTAGAAATAGTTTTCTAACTATTGCAAACGGTGGCGGCACAGCTCCAGGACCTATACAAATTAATGCTTCAGCACAATTAGATTTGGCAGCAGGTGCTGGTTACACAATTACTACAAATAGACAAATTGCAGCAGGCGCTGGCATTAAAATGGCTGACAGTGTCAAAGCAGTATTTGGTACTGACGATGACTTAGAAATGTGGCATACAGGCACAAACGGTATTATACAAAATACCACAGGTGAACTACAACTAAGTGGCGACACTATTAGATTGTTAAATGCTGCAACAAACGAAGACTTTGCTTACTTTAATAATAACGGTAGTGTAGACTTATACTATGACAATGCACTAGTATTATCAACAAATGCTACTGGCGTAACAACTAACGTTACAGGTAATATTGACAATACAAACTTAACTGTAGGTGCAACAGCAACTACAACAACACTCAGCAATGCAAGCGGAAGAATAGACGCCGCTTCTACAATAAGGATGCTAGGTACTCCACTTGCATCAATTGAAAATGCAGAACAAACATCTACAATTAGATTCTTTGACAGTACATATAGCGGAACACCAAGCGGCGCACAAATACTATTGCAAACACCACTTACATATATTTCAAATGATTTGAAAGTAGACGGTGCTAATGTAACATTTGTAAATAGAATTGATGCACAAGACGGTGTTAAGGGCAGCCTTTACAGTACAGCTGGCGCACTAATTATTGACGGCTCAACAGGCGAACTTGCTGGTGACGGTATTATTGGTCAAGGTAACAGCACATTTACAATTACAACTCCGGATACAACTGGTGCTACTGTTCCACAGGCAATTGAACTATTACCGGGTGATGCACAACTAGCTGGACAAGACGGTGGTAATGTAAATCTTATTGCAGGTGCAAGTAACACAGCAATCGGTGGCTCGATTATACTAAGAGCAGGCGGTGCAACAGCAGGCACCGGCGGTAACGTTTATATAGACGGTGGCGATAGTACAACAGACGGTAACGTAAACATTGGTACAGGACATACAACAGGTGCAACAGCAGAAATTATTATTGGTGCCAGTGGAGTAACAGATACTACTATAAACGGTAACGTATTTAGAATTAGAACAACCAACATTCCTTCTACATCTAAAGGATCATCAGGAGACAGAATCGGCGAAGTTGCATTTGACGGTGCATCAATTTACTTCTGTGTAGCAGACTACACAACAGGAAGTGTTGATATATGGCGCAAACAAAACTGGCAGTTTGGTGCAGCATGGTAAGGAGCAACAATGAGCGAAAAAGAATACGTAGTTAGTCTAAACCGCAACGTTGATTATGCTGCATTTGATGCAGAAATGATTGCATCAACAGGTGCAGGAGCGATTCCAAACAGAGCTGTTGACATTGCAGATCCTCGAGAAGGCAGTTACAGAAATACTCACTACATGCTTACAGATGAAGAAGCAGCAGCATTGCGTGAAGATGACAGAGTTTACGCTGTAGAGATAAATCCTTTAGACAGAGATGACATTTTTATAGGACGTCATGCTGTGCAAGAAAGCGACTTTACTAAAACAACTTCCGATAGCGGTGCGTTTGTAAACTGGGGATTAAGACGCTTAAACGAAGTAGATGATCCTTATACCGGTAATACCGTAGACGGTGGATATAACTATACAATAAAAGGTACTGGTGTAGATGTAGTTATAATGGATAGTGGAATTTATTCTACACATCCAGAATTTGCTGATAGAGAAGGCAATAGCAGAGTACAAAATATAAACTGGTATTCTGCTGCCGGAGTATCAGGCACTCAGCCTTCGGGATTTTATAACGATTACAGCGGACATGGAACACACGTTGCTGGCATTGCAACAGGACTTTATTTTGGTTGGGCAAAAGACGCACAAATTTTTTCTATGAAAGTTGCAGGTTTAGAAGGATCTAATGATCCTTCTGTAGGTATTTCTTATACAACTGCTTTTGACTTAATGAAATTATGGCATCGTAATAAGCCTATTGAACCTAGCACAGGATACAAAAGACCTACTGTGATTAATATGAGTTGGGGATTTTTTAGCAGGTACATAGGTGTAACTGGAGGCACTTATAGAGGAGTTCCTTGGACAGGTATTAATAGAGATACTAATAGAGGCATGACAGGTAGCTTTGATGGTGTATCTTTTAATCATCCTTATAGAGTAGCCAGTGTTGACGTTGATGTGCAAGAACTTATTGACGAAGGTGTACATGTTGTAATTGCATCGGGTAATGATTTTCACAAAGTAGATGTACCCGGCGGAGATGATTATGATAACAGTTGGAATAGTAGTTTCTACGGTGATACTAGGTTTTATCACCGAGGTATGTCTCCTTATGATGACGAAGCGTTTATTGTAAATAACGTTGATTCTACTATCGGTGTAGGAGCAGAACAAAAAGCACAATCGAGTAATTCAGGGCCTGGCACAACAGTATTTGCACCAGGAACAAATATTATGAGTGCAGCAAGTGTTGTTGCAGATTTTGCTACAGCAGACTATGAACAAGGGGAAGGAAGTTCTTTCTTCCAGCAAGCAAACATAAGCGGTACAAGTATGGCAGCTCCACAAGTTGCAGGAATGATCGCATTGTACTTAGGACTCAATCCAAGTGCTACTCCTGCGCAAGTTAAAACATGGTTCATGTCTAATGTGCAAGATAATAAACTCACAAGCACAGGGCTTGATACAGATTATGGAAATTCTAGAAGCCTTTGGGGCGGCGAAAATAAGTTTGCATACAACATTTATAACAGTAATATTTTATTATCGTCTAGTTTCCCAACTCACAGAACGTATGCACTTACTAAGAATGTTTTAGAAGTAGACGAAGGACAATCTTTTACAATTACCTTAACAACTGAAAATGTTGCAAACGGAACCAGTGTTCCTTATACAATTACAGGAATCGAATCTGAAGACATTGACGGTGTTTCACTAACTGGTAATTTTGTTGTTAATAGTAATACAGCAAGTCTTACATTTCCTACCACAGTTGATTTGACAACAGAAGGTGATCAAAATTTTGTGCTAACATTAGATAACGGCAAAGCCGAAATTGGTATACAAATTAACGACACAAGTACTACAGATCAAAGACCGGTGTACACACTTACTAAGAGTGCTGATGTTATCAACGAAGGTGACACTGTAACATTTACACTATCTACGAAAAACGTAGAAGACGGATTACTAGGTTATACAATTACTGGCATAGATGAATTTGATTTAAGCTCAGGTAGTATTACAGGTAATATAAATCTTGTAAGCGGAGCAGGGAGTGTAAGCATAACACTTAGAGAAGATCAACTAACTGAAGGTACTGAACTAATTACATTTTCTTTAGATGACCCGTTTGCTAATCCAGTGTTTGTATCTGTAACAGATACTAGTAAAACACCAACTTATTCACTTTCTGTCAGTGATACCGAAATTGATGAAGGCTTTGGTGTCACATTTACACTTACAACAACTGATGTGTTTGACGGAACTAGTGTTCCTTATACAATTACAGGAATCAGTGCAAGTGATATAAACGAATCATTAACAGGATCATTTATAGTAAATGACAATACTGCAACAACAACTATAACAACTACAAGAGATTTAACAACAGAAGGTTCGGAAGTAATGCAACTAGAACTAGATGGTAGAAGTGAATTCCTTGAAGTAGACTTATTAGATGCATCACCTGCTAGACCTCCAGGTGTACAATTTGATATCTTTATATCTAAACAAGGAGATAATGCGTTTGAAATTGCCGGACAAGATAGAACAACGGGTATCTTTGGTAATAACATAGACATTAACATAGATTACGGGGATACAATACTATTTACAGTAAGTAGTGCAGGGCGTCCAATTTACATGAAAGATGTACAAGGTCCGGGAACAGATAATCAAGTCGGCGATAGTATAGGTCAAGGTGCAACATCAGGAACTATTACATTTAGGCCTAGAGCAAGAGGCATATTCTATTATCAAAGCAGTCTCTTTAATGATGCACACGGAAGAATAATTGTTAGCTAAATACATACAACGGAGAAGTAAATGGCTATATCACTAATAAATGTAGGAAATATTGCAAACGACGGTACAGGGGATGACCTTCGTGAAGCAATGATCAAAATTAATCAAAATTTTGAAGAACTAGACCTACGAGACGATGAACAGACAACTGCTAGTAACCTAGGTAATGTAGGTGAAGGTGTGTTTTCTAACAGAGTCAATTACGACTTACAATTTAAAAAGTTAATAGGCGGAACAAATATTAGTCTTACTTCTTCTGAGAACACTATTACATTTGATGCAGTTGGCGGCCTTCAACAACTAATAGTTAGTTCTGAAAGTGGCAGCATTATACTTGCAGAAGGTAGCACTTTAAATATTGTCGGCGGAGAAGGTATTAGCACTTCTTTAGTAAATGACACACTTACAATTACAAATACAGAATCTGATATTGTAACAGATACTACTCCGCAATTAGGCGGTACGCTAGATGCATTAAATAACAATATTATTAACGTTAACACAGTATCTGCAACAACAGTGAATGCTGCACTAGAAGGCGGAGTAACTGGACTAGTATACGGCATAGATGTAAGAGATCTACAAGCATTCCAGGATACACTTACAGCCGGATTTGATTTTGGTTCATTTTCTGACACAGTAGATAACATTCTAGAATGGATGATAGGACAAACAGAAGTTGATCTCGGAACTTTCCAAACACCTGAATTACGTAACATTGACGGCGGCTTCTTCTAATAGTTTAACGATAAATATGCTATATAGGGAGTTTTTATATGGCATTTAAACCTGACGATATTGCTATTTCAGATAACACAGGACAATATCCTAGTATTACAGAAATAGGGTTAGAAGGCGAAACAATTAGATTAGTCACAGATGGTGACCCGTTTCCAGCGGCGGCTGGAACCCCTTTAATTAATGATGGGGCAAACGAACGCCGAAACTTCCTTGAAAATAATAATATTACAAAACAAAGTAGAGATTTAACATTTACTTATAGAGGAACACGTAATAGTGAAAATGCTACTGATAGACGTACAGGTCCTATCGGAATAGCTGCAAACGGAGTGTTCTTAAATAGCCCTTCTTTTCCTATTCAGCAACTACCTACAAGTAGCTCAGAACCTCATCCTGGATTAAATTTTGATGTCTTTCGTTTGAAATCTGTATTTAAATTAGATGCAGCAACAGGATCTCCAGATGCATTTGGGTCTTACGGCTATTACAGCGGCGAGTTTCTAAAAAGTGTTTTCCAAGATGCAAAAGTATATTCTACTAACAAATATTATGGAGATACTTCGTTCGGTAAAGATCACATGCGACATGCAGACGGACACAGTAAGATAATAGGATTTTGCTTTGATGGATATCCTATATACGGTCCGTACGGATATAAAGACCCTGACGATACTAACAGCAGAGCATCTGTAATGTCATCTAGTTATAGGTTAAAAACAAACGATAGACATAGACCAGAAGGATACAAAGAAACAGATCAAATAGATATAGGTGATGATCTTTATACCTTAGAACTAGGAACTTATATACAAGACTATGAGTACATTGAAAATATAGGGACACTTGATCAATACAACGGAAGATATTGTAAAACTCCAGAGTTTCCGAACGGAACATATGCATATTTTATAACATTTACAGATTTAACACTTGAAGAACCTGCATATCCTTATTTTTTTGGTAATCAAACTAAACAAGCAAGAACAGCAGGATTAGGCGAACAAAGATATGTAGAGAGTTTGTGGAACTTAGGTAGTGGTAATATTTTAAGTACTATTATAGAAAGAAATACTATTGAAATAAGATTACCTGTTGCAAACGGTATAAGTCCAAGAATAGAGCTAATAGCAGGATCATTGCCTGCTGGATTACGAATTGAAGGCACCGCAATTAAAGGAACTCCTTTTGAGGTAGAAAGAGACACAGTATCGAGATTTGTTTTACGTGCCTACTTTAATGCTAGAACTGAAGATAGAACTTTTGAAATAATTACTTCAGGACCAGATGAACCTTATTGGTTAACACCTTCAGGATTATTAGATGCCGGACCGAGTAATCATTATTTTGTTTTAGATAACGAGTTAATCGATTATCAACTGCTTGCAGATGACAACGACTTGCCCGCGGGCGATACGCTATCATACTTTATTGCTGAAGGCGACGGAGAACTACCTCCGGGATTAACATTAACTGACGACGGAAAAATACAAGGTATTGTTGAACCTTTGTTTGCTCTTGCTAGAAGTCAAAAAGATGCAGGATATGATCAAGATTTATATGACAGTATTATGGCTGATTATAATGTAAAAAGTGCTAACGGATACGGTACTTATTTTTATGATTTAGAAAACTATGATTTTAATATACCTACACTTATACCTAAAAAATTAAATCGTTACTATCCGTTTATAGTTACAGTTACAGACGGTGATACTTTTGTAAAAAGAGAATTTAATGTATACCTAGTAGGCGATGATTACCTACGTGCTGATAACGCAATTATGCAATCAGGAACAGGCATATTTACAGCAGATAACACATATCTTAGAAACCCAGTATGGTTAACTCCAAGAGACTTAGGATTTAGACGAGCAAATAACTATGTAACTTTGTTTTTAGATGTGATCGAGAACGAATTTTTATACGGTCAAGTATACTATACTCTAGACGATTTTAATGATGACGGTACTCCTAGTCAATTGCCTCCGGGCATGTCACTTGATACCAAATCGGGCGAAGTAACAGGCCGTGTTCCTTATCAGCCAGCAATCACAGAGAACTATAAATTTAGTGTTACAGCAACTAGATTTGAAGGTGATACGGGAACTGCAACTATATTTGGCACGTTCTACGAAGACACACTGTTAGGAGCAACTACCTTTAAAATAGGTAAGCTAGATCTTACTGGTGATATAGACGGTGTAGACGATTTAAAAGAACTTGTAACGAGATCTATTAAACTTTATGATAAAGAATATAAAGTAACAGCAGTTGATGACACCAATCCTGAATATGATACTATCACTCTAGATAATTCTTTAGATCCTTATATTTCTTTAAGTTTAACAAAGCCAGGAGTAGCCCAACAAAATCATCTATTTGTTCGCGAACTTACAGGCGAACAGCAAGATAAAATTCTTGGTCGTCAGATAAGATTTTCTCAAAACGAATTTTATACAATTGATAGCATAGTACCTTATCTAGAGTATTCAGTAAGAGACAGAAACTTTGGAGCAGTATATGCAAGCAATTCTAGTTTAGAGATGACTGTTGGAACAGAATACAATCTAGGAGACTATGCAAGTTATGCCGGTGATGAAACATATCAGGCTGGAATATATCAAGTAGCTTTCGGCGACAAAAGTTCTATAGATGCTACAGTACAACAATATATTGCAGGTAATATTATATCTCCGTTACACGGACTTGATGCAGACTCGCTCAACGGAGCACCAGTGCAAATAGAAAGTACAGGTCAGTTACCAGTAGGAGCAGATGCAAATACAATTTACTTCTTGCGAATATTTGACGTTAATACACTAATGATACACACAACAAAATCTGGTGCTTTAAATCCAAATACTAATATAGACAAACTACCTTTATCAGGTGGTAACGGGATTATGAAAGTAGTAGTTCTCGGTGATTCCTTTACTGCTAAATCAGTAACTGACGAACTAGGTGCTCCGATAACCGACGATAACGGCGAATTTATTCTTGAGTTTGATGCGCTAAGATGGCAATATGTTGCTGCAAGCCAGCTGTTGTTAGATCAAGAAACAAATAACAATATGCTTATACAATCCTTAAGCAGAAAATATGTACAGGGTGAAATTACAATAGAACAAAAAAATACTGGTGCATTTGCTGTTAGAATGCCTAGTACAGCATTTACACGTTTGATTTCTAAAGTTGCAGAATTCTTTTACGGAACAGAAAACGGCTCAACCCTATTAACTATTACAAGAGATAATGAAAATAAATTAAATCTACAAAATCCTCTACAAAGAAATATAACAGACGGACGTAACATAGGTATAGCACTATTCAGAGGAGATTTCTTTAGCAAGGATGTCGCTGTTGCAGAAACAGACGAATTAGTAGATTTTCCTTCTAAAAGTAAAACCTTTGAAATACAAATTATAGGTGAAATTGATACTACAATTAGATGGATTACCGACAGTGATCTAGGAACACTGCCGGCAAACTTTTTAAGTACACTAAGAGTACAAGCAACCACCACTGTACCCGATACTAGTTTGATTTACACACTAGAAAGCGGACGTTTACCGTTTGGTATAAGATTAAATCGATCAGGAGAATTAATAGGACGCCCTAGACAGTATCAAGATGTAAATGGTCCTGGATTAACAACCTTTGATGCAAACGCAACTACCTTTGACGGTATAAGCGGCGAACGAACAACATTTGATAGAGAGTACAAATTTACTGTAGAAGCAAGAGATAGATTTGGGTTAAGTGCAATTACTAGAGAATTTGTTTTAAAGGTAAGTGATGAAGACAATTTGCGCTATAGTAACTTGTATATGCGTCCTCTTTTAGAACAAAGAAACAGAAATAGTTATCAAACATTCGTTAGTAATCCAGATGTATTTGTTCCAGAATATATTTATAGACCAGATGATCCAGAATTTGGTATCCAAAAACAAATTCAGATGTTAGCATATGCTGGTATAGAATCTAAAAATGTAGATGTTTTTGTTGCTGCAACAGCCCAGCATCACAAAAGACGTAGACTTAGATTAGGTGAGTTTAAAACTGCGATTGCTAGAGAACCTGGCACCACAGAAACTATATACGAAGTTGTTTATATAGAAGTAATAGATCCGCAAAAACCAAAACAAGGAACAACGAAAAAGTCGTTTACAATCACCAATAAAAACAGACTAACAGTTGACAGTATAGAATACTCTATTGCAGATGACAATACAAATACAGCAAGTGGTATTTCGGAAGTTCCTATCTATGGTAGACAAACAGTAAGATTTATTGTTCCTAGCCAAGAAGAAATTATAATAGATCCTAGAGAAGGAAGTAATATTGCTATAGACGCAGATAACGAAGACTTTACTATTACTATTCGTGGCGATCAAGAAATTACCGTTACACTTCTTAAAGCAGATAGCGAACCAATGCGTATAAGACCTACACATACAACAATTAAAGCAGATAATACTAGTGTTAATGTAGCACAAACATCTGACAATATACGTTATAATTCAAATATTGATCATATGAGAGATAGGATTGAAATAACAGGCGGTAATGATAGATTGTATCTTCCACTATGGATGCGTACACCGCAAGCAGATACCGAACTAAGAGAATTGGATTACACAACAGCAGTTCCAGTCTGCTATTGTAAACCAGGAAGAAGTGCAGATATTTTATTAAACATTAAAAATGAAATCAATCAAGGAAATTTTGATGTAAAAAATATCGACTTTACAATAGATAGATATATAATTGATAGAACGCTTGATAATGTGAATGAACAATACATTCTATTTCCAAATTATCAATATAACGTTTAAAACAAGATAAATACTTTGAGGAAAAAAAATATGGCCAGTAACATTAGAGTAAATGAAATAGATGTAAACTATCCACAAGCAGGTGTAGACAACGATACACGTGGCTTTAGAGATAATTTTTCTATTATTGAATCAAATTTTAGCAATGCTAAAACAGAAATAGAAGCATTACAAACTAACACAGTTAAGTTAAATGAAGCGAATAATTTTGCTGGTACAGCAGTTATTGACGCAAACTTAGATAGTTCGACACAAAAAGTTTTACAGTCTACAACATTTACAGACGGTCCAGAAACTCCTCAAGTCAACTTTACAAACGGTCACTATCAAATTTTACGCTTCGGCGGGGATAAAACAGTTGTTCTTTCTGAATGGCCTTTACCTTCAAGTGCTGGAGGTAATAACGAAGATAGACTTGCAAAAATTACATTAGAAATTGCAAGAGCAGACGGCAATACAAATTCAACCGATGTTGAATTTACTATCTTCGGCGGCGGCGTACTTTACGTTGATGATTCGATGACTAGTACTGTTACTCTAAATAACGATAATATTGTTATTTTAGAGTTTTGGACATCAAACGGTGGTGCTACAGTGTTTGGTAGAAAAGTAGGCGAATTCTCGGAAGCATAACATGCACCCAGGTACAGGCGATTTATCAACATACTCTGACAATGAACTAGAGGAAAGATATTTCCAACTGCAAAAAAGATATTGGCAAACAGCAAATGCAGGTGTACAAATGCAGATTACAATGCTGATTGAAGAGTATAAGTTAGAATTACAATCCCGCAGAGCAAAACAAAAATTAAATCAACAGCAAGACCAAGAAAATGGCAATAAAGGTCTTGACAATCTGATAAATGTATCGTAAAATACATTAATGCTTATGAAAACAGATTCACTAGGAATACCAAGATTCTCTAACCGCGATTTAATCGATATGATCTATTCAGGTCATGCGGATAAAGTTCATGTGGTGTTGTGCGATGCAAACGATGATATAGATAAATTCAATGCCGCGATGGAAGAACAAGGCTTTGACAAACTACAGAAATATATCCCACTAGATGTAGATCAAAAGACTTTTGACGGCGTATGTCAAGGTGAATGGTTTATGCCTGATGAATATAAGAATTTAGATATCGCTCAATGGTTGTATGCTAAGGTTATGGAAAACTTACAAACAACACAACCTTG